CATCACTATACCGCGGATCAGGTTGACTTCGCTTCCCGCTGTGACGCCGGGGAACGTGTCATTGTCGCTGAACATCGGCATACCATATGCCTCGTTCGCCGAGAGCGTATGCTGAGCAGCGATGAACTGTACAACCTTTGTGTGGCGAGCATCGGCTGCAGCTGCTGAACCAGGAAGAGAAAAACCAGCATTTTTCACTGTGCCCTTCGTTAAGGTATCGTCAAAATCGCTGAAAGAAGCATTAGCGCCTGCGCCAAGAACCCTTAGATAGGTTAAAGAAGTACGATTTTTTAGAAATTCGTTGACAGCGTAAGGACCGAAATACTTGGGGTCTAGGTTACCGAATGTCGTGGCGAATTCGCTAAAATTAGCGAACGTAACTGGTACGAACGCAGGACCTTTTTGAGAGGGCCCAACAACACCGGCGGGGGTTCCAACAGGACCTCCTACTACGGGTGCTGAAAGGTCAATTTCGCGTTCATAAAAATTGGGAGATCTAAAAACTTGCTCGGGCATTACTATTCTCCTTCACTGTCGAATTTTTAGTAATTCAAGTCATAAGTATCTTGCAAAAAGCATCAATTCCATTTCAAGTCTAAATTTTAGATTATTATAACTTGTTAGTTGGTATAACCTCTACGCCACCACCCGCCATATTGGTTGCTGTGTAAACTGTCTCGCCCGTCGTAGCGTTTTTACTGACTACTTTTATGTATTTGACTTCAGAACCTACTTTAATTTGTATAGGCGTAGCAGACGCAGGCGCAGCAGACGCAGGCGTAGCAGACGCCAAAGAGGTGTTCGGATATTTTGGAATTTGGGTTTTTGTATAAACTGCAGGAGTAACTCCTCTAGCGCTGGTTGAAGACGCCGGGTCGGTCGCAGTATTACCACCGACGTTCCTTGCGACATCTGACGATTCTGGGTTAAATACGAGTGGAGGAATTTCTGGATTAGAGCTTTGAACGATACTTTGGTGTGGCGTTAATGAACTGCCCGTCCTCCTTTGGTCAGGACGGTTGTTTCGTTTATCTGCAAGAGGCAACGTGGGATCGTCATTGCCTATTGAAAAATTATCGTAAAAACTTTCCTGTATATCTGGCGTCGGGTCTGGTAATCCCTTTGAAGCGATTGTAAATTGAATGACGGGTGAAGAAATGTACTTCTTGATGGGAATCGGCACGCCCGGGGCCGACGAAACCCAAAAATAGGCAGGGACCTTTACGGTAAAAGAGCACTTAAGATACCTCTCTGAAGTCGACATATCTTCAAAATTAGTCTCGATATCGAATGCACCAGCGTCCATAGAAGCTATGAACCAATAACCTTTATTAGTCGTAATTTTCCATGATTGAGCTTGTGGAAGAAAAGATGCAACTATCTTTTCTATAATCTGATTCATATGTTGCGTATATTGTGCCCACACGGTAATTTGATACGTCGCAGTATAGAATTGCGGAGAAGGGACGACCACGGTCTCGTATATATTATTTCCCAAATTAGCAGCTAAAAAAGCTCCGCGACGGGCGTTCAACGTGGCCTCTGATTCTCCAACTTTTCGACCGGTTATATTTTGGTCACCTGGCGAGGGGTCGCCGTCATTGACGGCGGCGTTGTTTTGAAAAGTAATAAATGATTTATTCAAAAGATTTTGATAATCTCTATCCGACGCGTCCAACCTTCTTCTGACGAGTAGCTCTCCAGTCTGTTGGTTAATTCCTCTGCCCGAGATGTCTTCTGGACCTTGATTCAATCCTGTTCTCATCATCGTAATGAGAGGCAAAATTAGAGTATTAGTCTTATCTCGAATGGGTTTACCTCTTTTTAAAAGCGCCCATTTTTCGCCGGCTGCAAAAATTACAGGAACTTTTTTAGAATCGGCAGAATCTTGTCCCCCGATCATCGGAGCTATTTCTTTGTCAAAAAGATTGAATAGCGCAACGTCAGTATCTTCAATGCCACATGGAGGCAATACTAGATCAGACTTAAGACCTGTATCGTAACCAGATTTTATACCAGAAACGCCGTTGTTAATTTGATCTATCGCGCTGAAGCGGGTCGTCATATTCAATCCTCGTCGTAAAATGCAGAACCATCGTTGAAGTTAGAACCCGTGTTCTTTTCGCTGTCTCCCTTCGGAGAAACTTCCTTGGCGCCAGTTAAAGGAGAATCGAGTACACCGTTCTTTACAAGATCCCTGACGTCGCCCGTCGGATCTCCGTTTTGGTCGACAGCTTCACCGCGCTGTTGAACGAAAGTTTCTTGTACAGCATTCGGATCAGCGTAATTGATATCGGTAGGTCCGATAAGAGGCGCAGTAAACAGACCTTCGCGAGACTTGACGCCTACTAACTTAATACCATCTTTGTGCTCCGGCATACCATAGATGTTGCGCATAAAGGTACGCTCAGTGATCTCATAAAAAATATCAGCAAAAGAGAAAAAATCACCAATATTGACGTTTATTCCTTTTTCTACAAGATCTCTGTGCTGAATGTAGACCTCTATTTTATACTGCGCGTCGATCCCAAACTTGTCTATCTTCGTGTCAGTCTGGAAGTTATTGTCCACCAGCGCGTCGATGACGATAGGACTGTCGAACACTTTCTTCAAGGCCTCGTTATAGACTTCGTGAGTTTTCGTACGAATCTCGGAGATGGGATAGTAAATGATCTTTTGACCGATCACGTCTTTCATTATCTCCTTTGTAATATCGGAGATGAAGTTAATTTCGCGAGGAGTAATGAATAGACGCGCCATGATCTACCTCATCCAATGGTGATGCCCTTGCCTAATGGCATCGGGATATATTTCAGCTGTTTTTGTAGATTTTCTGCCGCCAAAGCATCGGCCTCTAGCAATTTTTGATGCGTCAAGTTAACTAAAAATTCCTTCATCTGCGTAGTGAGTTTCTCTTTGTCTTCGCGACCCTGAGACAAAAGAGATTCACCGTTTAGTTGTAGATCGGCGTTAGGAATTGGAATGTTCTGAAATTTAGATCTGATCAATCCAAGCAATTCTTTGCATAGCGCTAAAGTGTACTGCCTAATCCATTGACGACCTGGTTGGTTTATACTGGTGAAAGGTATGTTATCCAGCGGAAAAGCGTTAGGTCCAGAGATACCATATAGAGCATCGTCTTGGTAAGCTGGATCGTAGGGATCTTTGGGGGGCATCACCTTAACATAAAGCCTACCGACCTGCAAATCAGTCACTGGTATGGGATAGATTCTCAGCTGTGTACCGAGCACCTCGTAAGAGTAATTTGAACGACGAACTCTAAACGCCGATTCAAGCATGCTTCGACGAAGGACGTCTTCGAAGATGGGAAGGACGTAGAATACCGTCGAGTTAACGTATGATTCATAGTTAAAATTTGTCGCTAGGAAATTCGTGACGTTAGAAGCGTTGAGCAGGAACGTCTGCGCTGCCAGCGGTTCGAAATGAAATATTTCGACGATCTTCATCTTGCCCTTCGATCCGGCCGGTAGGGAATCGAATACATTGCTTCCAGCTAAGGATCCCGAAGCTATCTTCAGCTCTGAGTATATGTCGTAATCCTGTATGTTGTTCTTCAGGTCTAAATATCCAAGCGTCGCGTTATAAGAGCCTCCGACGAACGATTCATTGGCGTAAGGCTCTGCCTTACGAAGAAGAAACTCTATCGTTTGTTGCGCGTATTTGTTGGTAAAATCTTGCGAACCCGTTGATAGTCCTAAAACATTGGTCAGTTCTGAGGTTATTTTAGTTTCATGTATCAATCTGCTGTATTCGCAACATGCTTCTTCAAAACATGCCCAAATTTCTTTTCGAGTTAATTCTACGGACAGGACGTCATCGCCTAATTTTCTCTTGACGAAAGTTACCATCGCGTCGGCCTCGGTTTGGAAGACAGAGTCAGAATCGAAAAAACCAAACGGCGTCGGATCAATCGTTTGTGAAAATATCGGCATAATTTAAATACGAACATCACGCACGATGTGACGACCCTTCGAGAAAAAAGAAAAAATAAAGTATAATTAAACGTATGAAAAAGTCTCTGCAAGAAATTACGCTAAGGAAGCTAATTCGACGGATTATTCGCGAAGAAGCGAAGCCCGTCCCTGGCGACGCTCCTGGCGAAAAGCAAGTTCATCTCTTCGACTTCGATGACACGTTGGGCGAGACGCTAAATGCCAACGCGATTATGTTATATCAGGACGGAGAGTCAGTCCATAAATCTGAAAAAGACGCGCGCGATTGAATGAAAAAGATGGGACTCAGCGACAAAGACCTGCTGGATCCTGGCATCGTTTCTATTCCAGAACGCGATGGAGGTTATGCTATTTACGTGACTTCAGGTGGTCTTGCCAAGATACAGTCCAAATATGACAAAGCAGACCAAAAAGTCACTGGTTTTTCTAAACCAGACAAAGGTGAACAGATCCTAATAGACTTTACGCCATCCAGCAACACCGACGCCGAGACGACGAAACCTATCGATCAGACGATAGATAAATTAAAGGCAGCGAATGCGGCTGGTGCGACGACAGCAGTAGTCACTGCTAGAACCGCTAGCGGTGAGGTTGAAGATATACATGGTAAGAAAATTAAAGCTACAAACTCAAAAGACATGGAGGAGTTTTTAGCGAAGCAAGGAGCTGCGCCGACCGATGGCGTGTTCGGAGTATCTGGCGGTGATAAGGGAGGAAAGATAAAATCTCACTTCATCGATACTGCAAACCCGCCGGAAGAAGTGCATTTTTACGACGACCTTTCCAAAAATACTTCGGACGTCAAAAATTCTATTGCTGGCCAAACGCCAGCAGAACTATTTATTTATGGTCCGGGTGAATTCGCCCATGGTGGAGCCGACGCTAAAAATCCTGTAGAAGTCTTTCCTCCCGTCGAAGAAAAAGACAAGAAAAAATCTACACAAAACTCAGGTTATTCTCGAGGCGATCAAGTGATGGTTGAGCGTTGGTAGAGACTAGCGGGTCTTATCAAGTGATCGTTTCATTCTAACGTGCTCTTAC